TATAGTGCCTAAGTTGTTAGAAACATTTAACCCTGATAAATGACACGTATATACTAGGTACTACAGACCTTATAAAACTTGAACTTTACCTAATTATAGGGTGTTTATACCAGCTTTGGCGACAGACAACCCTAACCTAGACAGCAAATATATAGAGCAACTACAAAAAGCCGATGAGGTTACAAGGCAAAGACTTTTATATGGTAACTTTGATTACGACGATATGGCAGGTAAACTATTTAGACGGGACGAGGTTGAGGACTTGTTCAAAGCTAATATAGATGAGGGTAAGACAATGTATTTAAGCTGTGATGTGGCAAGACTTGGTAAAGATTGTACGGTTATTAGTTTACGGAGGGGGTTAGAGTGCCTTGAAATAATTAAGAAAAACGGCTTAACAACTGATGATACGGCAAGGTTTATTAAAGATTTAGAGGCTGAGTATCATATACATAGGAATAACATAATAATAGATAGTGATTGAGTATGAGGTGGGGTGGCAGACCAATTAAGAGGTTGTATAAACTTTGTTAATAATGGTAGACCATTTGCAACTTATACAGAACAAAACTTTGCTAACTTAAAAGCCCAATGCTACTTTAAATTTAAAGAGCTGGCTGAAAAAAGAAAAATAAGAATACACGCAGATTGAGAGATAGCAGAGGACATCAAACAGGAATTAAGTAATACATTGCTTAAAAATGAGCTTATAGACCAAAAAATACAGCTTGAAAGTAAGGAGGACTTTAAAAAGAGGGTGTGAAAATCACCTGACGTTGCTGATAGTTTGATGATGAGAATGTATTATGAGGTTTGCTGATACTGAGATGATGATGACGATAGTGACTTTTTTAATAATTTATCAAATTATAGTTGACAAAGCAGTTGAAATACAGATTTAGTATGATTTTTATCATAATTGGGCTTGACTTTTAATTGCAAAAAGCAATATAACAAAAAAAAGGACATTTACCATTAAAAAAACGAAATGGACGAGACCTTAAACGAGATAAAAAGAAACGAGTTGCTGCAACAGATAAAAGACGAGTACGCAACTTGATTAAATTATGTACAGCCTAAGAGGAATCAGATAATTAAAAGGCTAGAAAAACACATAAAGCAAAATAAGCAACCTTGACTATTAAATATTAACCTTATTGACGATACAATAGGTACTTTAATAGCGGGTAGTTATATAGATGAGCCACAAGTTAAGTTCGCTTCTAGGGATATGTTCTTAGAAAACGAGCAAGCCGACACATTAAACAATATGTATGACTTTGATTGGCGTGAAATGTCTTATCAGCAGGTAGATTACCAAATTAGACGGGATAGATATTTCTTTGGTTTAGGTATAGCATATAGACACGGGTTTGATAACACGTTAAAAGCACCTATATTCTATTCAGTAAACCCTATGACAGCAATATATGACCCAACACCAACATTAACGGGTAAATATAGTGCTAATAATTATAAGTATTTTGGGTTTTTGATGACAGCTAGTATGTTTGATATGAAAAACGACCCACAATACGACAAAGAGGCATTAAAACAACTTACAAAAAACAGCATAGATACAGATAAACAGGTATTAAAACAGGCGTTAGCCATAAGTGATAATACAAGTTGGGTAGCTGATAACCTAATGGTTAATTATAGTGTTGATATATACCACCATTTTACAATATATAATTGAAAGAAGTATATAGTAACAACAAATGTTGATAAAAATCTAATATTAAGGTTGGTTGAGTTAAAGCCAGTATTGGAGGAAGAAAAGAAAAACCCTGCATTAATACCACGACCATTAGCCTTATATTTTTATAAGCCTGAGAGATGAAAAGTATTTGGAGTAAGTATACCTGACTTATTGGAAGATAAAGAGGAGGCTAAAACAGTTCTTATTAATGCTAGTTTAATTAAGGCAAGATTAGAGAGCTTTGGAGGTAGATTCATTGTTAATACAAGGCTTGTTAAAAATAAAGAGGATATATTGAAGCCAAGTGCTTGACCTAAATATATATTTACTAATGATAGGTTACAACCTGGAGAAAGTTTGGCTAATGTTATGCAGGAATTACCAGTAAGTACGGTTAAACAAGACGTTTGGAATATGACACAACTTATTGATAGTGAGGCTGCTAAGGATACAAGGCTAGATAGAATGCAAATGGGACTTGTACCTGATAAAACGATGACAAAAGCCGAGCAACAATCTATACAAGGTAATGCTAACTTATTTATTGGTTTGGACTTAAAAACGTTCTTATGGGGTGCTTATGATTTTGCGTTTTTACGGTGGAGAACATATCAAGAGTATTTCTCAAAATCAGATGAAAAGTTTATACTTATGGAACAAGACTTTGAGAAACGCAGTATATCAGTAACAAGAGATAAGTTTAACACTAAGCAAAACCCATTTATAAGAGTATGAGCAAGGTCAGATATAGAAGCATTAAATGAAAAACAAAAGCAATTTTGGCAAATGATGTTACCTATGATTATAAATGACCCTGACATACCAAGTTATAGTAAACTATTAGCTAAAAGGTTTAGTGCAAAGATTAATGGTATGCCACAAAATATTGTAAACCAAATCTATGGACTATTGCCAAGTGAAAGAAAAGCTAAACAAATAGTTGACTTCTACTTAAATGATAATGAAATACCTAAGAATTTATTCAAAGACCCTAACTTAGACTATAATATATTACGGGTATATTGCCAAAAGGCAGAGAAAACTGAGGCTACAGAAAAGGTTATGAGAGTATTAGAGCAATACTTAATAGACCACGGACAGCAACAGCAAATGCAAATGCCACAATGACCTGAACAATGAGCTGGTAATGAGCAAGCTGCATCTGCTAGCAATATAATGATGAGCCAAGCTGCAGGGGAACAAAAAGGGGATAATATTATAAGTAGAAAATGAGTATTTTAAATCTTAAACTAAATTATGAGGGTAGACACAGCAAGCAACTTTAAAGAAACAGAGTACTACAAGCCTTATTTGGCTAGGTTAGACGAGTATTGTTGCGATATTGTAAACCAAATATTAGATAGTAACGACAATGAAATTAAATATTCTTGGAACGATGTCTTGAAATTAGTTTATAGATTTGTAAATACTGAATTAAGGGACTTTGCCGATAGCTTAGAACTAAACCCTATTGAAGAAAAGGTTGACGAGAGTATTCAAAAGGAAATATTGGCAAGGTTATGAATAATGTGAGCTGCAAACTCAAATACTGCTACTGAGAGTGACGCTTAATCTCTCTTTTGCGGGTAGTAAACGCTTTATTTACTAAAAAACAACTATGGACGAAGAAAATTTGACAACTGAGGAAGTGGAGGCTACTGATACTCAGGATACAGACGATGTAGATTACAAAGCTCTGTATGAACAAGAAAAAGCCGAAAAGGAAAAGGCATTGGCTGATTCTAAAAAATGGGAGGGTAGATTTAAGACTACCAAAGCTAAGGAAAATCAAGCTAAATGATGAGTGTCTAGTGAGGATGTTCAAAAAATGGTTAATGATTGAATTGGTTTAGTAAGGTTTTATTCAGATAACAAGGACGCTGCTGAATATCAAGAAGATATTGAAACGCTAGTTGCTAAATGAATAGACAGGTCTAGTGCATATAAATATGTATTAGCCGAAAAAAAGCCTGAAGCCCTATTAGATGAAGCTAAAAAAGCTCAATTAAGTGGTAATACTGCACTGACGTGAGTTCCTTGAGGAATTTGAGGTCAGCAAGACCCTTACAATATGAGTGAGGAGGAAATAGCCAAATTAAGCGACGCTGAATTTGAAAAGCTATTCCCAAGTTGAGCAGACCAAAAGAAATTCTTTGCCGAAACAAAATAGTATAATGTTTTAAATTATATTTTATTGGCAAAATGACTAATTCTTTATCAAACTTTAAAAAACAAATCTGGGATAGAAGGATACAACTAGATTTGAACAAATCATTGGTAGCTTTACCATTGGCAAGATTTGGTTTTTCTGAGGTAACTTGAGCAACAAGATTCCACAGACCAGCTAAATCAAGATTATACGCTGTAAGTTATACAGCTGAAACTCCTATGAGTACACAACCACTTGGTTCTACAGACGAATATTTGGACGTAGACCAAACAAGAGCTGTACATTTCTTCTTAGACGATACACAAAAGCTAGAAAGTGCTTATGACATTATGAATATGTATGCACCTGAAGCTGTATACGCTTTAAGAAACGAAATGGACGGAAAATTCTTTGCTGAAGTTGTACACGCTTTCCACACTTGTGGTAAATTAGATATTGAGTGAAGTTCTACAAACAATGATTGAGCAACACTTACAACTTCTAATATCGTAAAAGCATTATCTATAGTAAAAGCTACATTAGTAAGAAACAACGTTGAAACAACAACACCTTTCTTCGTAGTATTAGAGCCTATGATAGCTGCTTTGTGGGAACAAACATTAGCAGGAACAGGAAACAATGTTGCAGATACAACATTAAGAAATGGATACTTAACAACTCTACCTGCATTATGACTAGATGTATATGTATCTAATAATGTAATGCACACAACTACATTGACATCTACAAAGAACTTGGCTGCTAACGATACATTAGTAATCTGACCTATCACAATTAAGATAGTTGCTTCTCCAACTAATGCTAACGACGTTGATTTATGAGCAAACGAAGCTGGAACATTGGCTAACATTGCTGCATTTATTAACGGAACAGGAACAGCTGGAACAGATTATATTGAATGTACACAAGCAGACAGAGCTTACTTATCTCAAAACCTTGTAAAAGCTACAGCTGACTCTCACACAATAACAATTACATCTGCTGGATATGTTGATATTGCTGAGTGAACAGATAGCGGAACAGCTTACTCATTATGAGAAACTGACGCTTTGATGATGGCTGGACAAAAAGGTTGCGTTGATATGGTTATCCAAAAATCTGTTATGTCTGAAACACAAAGAGGTACTTCAAAATGATTAATCGGTACTTATGTTACAACTTGGACAAAATACTGAATTAAGACATTTAATGAGGGAGCTCAAAGAATGGTTGCATTGAGAGCAAAGATGAAATAGTAACGTTCTTATATAAAGGGGTTGGCTTAGGCCAGCCTCTTGAATAAGAGTTTTACATTAAAAGCAACCAAATGGACGTATCAGCAATAATAGCAAAAAGTAGAGTTCAGACTAGCACAAACGTTACACAAAAGACAGACGCAAAAATGCTAGCAGACTTAAACGAAGTATATAAGGACATATTTTCAAGATTAGCAGTAAAAAGTAAGAAATACGCACGGGACTACTTTTATACAGACTTAATAGAGGGGCAAAATGAATATGTACTCCCTAAATGGTCTACTACTGACGTATGAGTAAAAAGAGTGCTTAAAGTTGGGGTAAAAGAGGGAAACAAACTTGTTAATTATCCTATTTTTGATACAAGTGTAAGAGATGATGATAACTGGGATGGTAAGCCTTACTGTATTAATAGGGACTGAAGTATATTCTTATACCCAACACCTAAAAAATCTGTAGAGTGAGGTATAACAATAGAAGCCCAATACCTACCTATAGACTTAACGCTAGCTTCTACTACTTCAGACATAAAACTACCTCCTGAATACCATAATATACTATTAACCTGACTTAATATGTATTGTTTTGGTGATAAGCAGATGATAGAGAAAAAGATACAATCTGAGCAGGAATATGAAAACGCATTAGCAAGGGCAACAACTGAGGGTTGAGCAGATATAGAAGATTGATACGAAACGCCACAGTCAGAAATAATAACGGCTTCACAAACCTTTTTACCTTAATTATACAAAATGGCACAAGACGCAGTATTAGCACCAATATTTAGAACAGCTGTATGATGATTAGCAGACGATAAGTTTACAGGTATAGATTGAAGTTTTGCTGACGCTGTAAATTTAGATATTAGAGATTGCGTTAGGGAGGTAAAAATAAGCCAAAAACCAACCTTAATAACCTGATTAACAGCACAATGTACAGCAATGATATATACTTCTAATAATAAGTTAGTTGTATTTTGTGATGATTGAAAAATATTTTTAGAAAGTAGTGGCAGTTTAACACAGGTAACAACAGCAACACCAAGTACAAAGATATATAGTGCGTGTGAGTTTAATGGATACCTATATTGGACTACTTATGGTAAATTACATAGGATAGAAATCGCAAATATAAACACCACCTTTACAGGTAACGAAACAATAAACCGACAGGCATTAGAAAACTCTAATTATTACCCTATGCTAGCTAGTGTATGAGATATGTGATGAGATATGTATGTATGACACGCTGGTAAAATAGGTAAAGTAGATACAAGTAATGTTTGGAACAACGCAGTAACAATGGACAGTGGTTGAGAAATTAAATATTTATTAGACCTATGAGGTAGCATAAGAATTATCACAACACCACGTTCTTGAAAAAGTACATTATATCTACGAGATTGAGCAAAAGACAGCCCTGACCAAACAATACCTCTAAATTGAATAGACGTATTACAAACCATAATATATAACTGATACCACTATATAATAACAAGTGACGGTATGTGAATAATGGACGGGTATAGGATACACTGGTTAAATGAAAGACACGATTTCAGTAATGTAGTATGAGCAATAGCAATTATGAACAAATATATGATTATAGGGTCAAAAGACAGCTATTTATACGTATATGGGGCTAAAACAAAGAACTATACAGAGGTGTTAAATAAAGAATACGTAATAACAGCACCAAGTTGAACAACTTGAACATTTACAATAGATACAATAGTTACAGTTGGTAAAAAGATATACTTTACTTGGCATACAGCTTCTGCTTATTGATTAAACCTATTAGACACAGAGCAAAACATAGAAACTAACTGTGGTGCAATGGGTTACTTAATAACAAGGGCTTATTATGCTAATACAATGTACGATGTAAAGGAAACTCTAAGGGCTTGTATCTGATTTCAGGCTTTAAGGGACAATGAAAATATAAAGATATACTACAGTATAGACGGTTGAGAGTTTACAAAGATAGGTGATTATACGGACGCAACAACCCTCTTAGACAACTTTACAGATGATATAGAAATAAATTCAAGCGACTTCCAATATATACAGTTTAAAATAGAGTTATATAGGTGAAGTAAAACGGTAAACAACACAACCACCTATACAAGCCCAAGATTTAATATGTTAGACCTTGTATTTAACAATAACATAAGGAGATAATGCAAGTTATTAATTATGAGAATATAGTAGATATACCAATATCAGAAGTTGATAACAATATCACTTGATGAAGTTGAGAGTGAGTACCTTGAGTAGATAATGAAAAAATAAATTGAGCTACTTCTATATATAATTATCCTAAACAAGAACAGACAAGTATAGCTGGTTGGACTACTGATGTGACTTGGTGAAACCCAACAAATAAAAAGATAACACGGTCGGCTTGATATATATACTTACCTGATTGAAGTGCGTTACCAGTTACGGCTTGAAACGTAGATAATATGTCAGGTGTTACCTATATATATTACGATATGTCTAATTGAACGGTTTATTCGACCACGGTACCTCAAGACGCAGTTGGTAATAATAAATTAACTTTGTGTGTGGCTAAGCCAGTAAGTGCAACTAATAAGAAAGCAGAGTATCAGGCATTTGGTACAGACGCACAAAGTCAATTTGTAACAGCAGACGTAATCGCAGCGAACACCATTACAGCTAATGAAATCGCCTCAAACACCATTACAGCAACTCAAATAAGTGCAAGTGATATAACCTGAAATAATTTAATATGAAATACAATTAGTTGAAAAACGATAGAATGATGTACAATAAGAGCATATTATGGTAGTTGAAGTAGTTTAGACGAAATAAAAATGTGGACAGATTGAACATTGCCAAAGATACAATTTAAAGATAACAACACAGTAGTGTGAGTTATAAATTGATGAAGTGTAACGAGTGGATGAAATACAGTAAATGCCTTAGTAATATGATGAAGTAGTAGTAGATATATAGGTTTACAAGGTAAGGTTATATGTATGAATTACTTAAAAATACCAGTAGGAAATGATTTATATTTTAGTTAATAACTTATGGGTGTAAGTCTTACATATCATGGAATATGAAAGTGAGTAGAGGTTGATGGGAGCTTATTTCAATATTATTATTGAGAAGATTTTAATCCTACAAACAATTCACGACCATCATATTGGACAAGTATTGAAGCGTATGAACAGACAGGTACATTTGATTTAAGTTGATTCCAACCATGACATGAAGTAGGGTGTTGAGTATGGGTTTTGGAAAGTGATTCAGAGAGTAGCGTTAATTTTACATTATATGGTGATTTTCAAAGGTTGAAAAATTGAAGTTGGACAACAAGCTGGAATTATGGTTGGAGGGATACTATTTCTTCTAATAAGACATTTGCTTGATATATGTATTTTGGAGTAGATGATGATGAAATATGGGATTGATATACAACTTATCGTATTAGATGGAGGGGGACGGCTTGAAGCGATACTATATGACCGATATATTCAAATTTTACTGTAACAAATCTCAATATTGATAGCAATCTATATGAGGCATGATGTCTACGAGTAGATTGAGCACATTTATATTACACAGATTGAACACATTGAGATTATTGATACTTGCATAGGATAGCTTATGATAGTAGTGTGTATGATTATGTTGGTAGAGATTGTGCTTGAAGTATATGGTTAAAAGATACATGATGAAACGATAGGAAACACATATATTATGTAACAGAGAACTGATATAAAACAAGAACATACTGATTTCAAGAATGGTATTGATGAGATGTTAATGTATGAAGCCAATATAGATGAAGTATCCGAGTACCGACATGAGATGCAGATAGATGATATGGGCATTTATGTTATGTGACAGCAACTGGTCAGAAATTAAGGGTGTTGAACTGACCACCAAACTAATTTAGATTTTAAATAATACAAATGGCAAGGAATCATAAATGACAATGATGAGGTTGAAGTACAACCGATTTAAATACTAACCAAGAAGAATAAAATGGCAGCAACAGAACAACAGTTTATAGATAGTTATAAATGACTATCAGCGGAGCAGCAACAGAAAGCATATAATGCTGGTAATGCACAAGTAAAGCAGTGGATTGATAACTATAATAACACACAAGTAACGCCACAAAATACACAGACTGTAACGCCTACCAATGACGTTCCTACAATCCGTAACGGTTGAATTAATGGTAATTGACGTCCAGACCAAAGATGAGAATTAACACCTGAAACATACAATTATTATTCAAATGATACACAGGCAGCACAGGATAGGATAGTAAGTAATCTTTATGATTATTACCAAAAAACGCCAAACCTTTTTACAAATTATCAAAACTTTAAAAACAATTTTTCTTATGACGCAAGGTCAGACCAACAGAAGAAAACATTAGATGATTGGCGATTTGGTTATGATAAAAGTAGGCAATTAAACACTAAGTCTATATGAGATTTAACTACTTTGTATGGTAGCGGGCAGTTGACGGACGCAGACTTAAACAACCTTAGAACATTCTACCCTGACAAATACAACCAAGTAATGAATAAGATAAATGCACAAAATGATATGAATCAATATTCAGAAATGTTGTATTGACCTGAGGACACTTTAGATACTTCTAACGTGTTTAATCAAATATGAAACCAATATCTTAATATGTTGTTAAATAGCAGATACTGAGGAAGCATAGATTATTTTGAACAATATCAAAGCGAAATTAACACACCTGAAATGCGTGAAATGAGTGACAGGTCAGCAGACGTACAAGCAGAAATAGATAAAATAAACTCTATGGAAAGTTCGCTTTATAAAGACATTGAGAAAAGGTATGAGTGAACTGGTGCTAGCAAAGCTAAAATACAAGCGATATACGCAGATGAGGTCTATGATTTAGAAGTTCAAAAGAGTGCATTAGCTACAGAACTAAAAGCTATAACAAGCAAATACAATTCAAGATTACAAGAAGCCCAAACCAACTTTAGTATGAGAGTACAGCAACATCAATTAGAAATGCAAGAAAGAAACCAGTATATGTCTGAGTTATGATTTGCTATGGACTTAATAAACTTTGAAACTAATGAGGAAGCAGATGAAAGAGCTTGGAAAAACTGGACTAGACAAATCGATTATCAATATGGTAATATAGATAGCTTAGACCCTACAGCAAGGAGAAAAGCAGTTGATAACTCAGTAAGCCAAATATTAGACCAATACGATTGAATACCAATGCAAAGGA